GATTTTACTAATACTACCTGGGAATATAATAATGCATCACTGTCTGTCTATGTCGAAATGATAAATGGTACCATCACGTGTTTAAGGATCTGACATTTTACCCGGGCTACCAACCCGGTGCCTGATTCCCCTCTCGCATGTTCATCTCGTAGCCAACGAGTGCATCCTGTTACGGTTACAGCGGCTAAGGGTGGAAGTCATTCCCTGATGATCGGGATATCGCTGGCGAAGCATTCTTTCGCTCACACCATTTACCATATGTAAGTGCTGAGATAACACCAATTTAGGAGTCCTACGCTAATAGTTCCAAAGCCGAGGTCTGTTATGTCAGGACCCGTCCCCGGCCGGGAGAGCCCGAATAGCTGTGGCGTCCCACAACGATACCAGTATCAGCACTTACATATGGTACACGGTAGGGGAATCGAACCCCTCTTCCTGCCGTGAAAGGGCAGTGTCCTAACCGATAGACGAACCGTGCATCGAACAAGTAGATTTTTAATGAGCGTTGTGTATTATAGTTTATTTCTACTTAGCTGTCAACCTATAAGTATCCTATATGAGCCACAAACTGTTAGTAGCCACTTATCAAGATGACCTGAGCCAGTTTGAGATGTTCTGCCATTGTTTGAATAAAAACTGGCAAGGAGATCGCAGATTAACTGTGGCCATGGGCAAAGATACTTCAACAGCTCAAGTTCAACAAATCGTTGATCGTGAGTTACCTGACTGGCATGTGGATATACAACCCACTGCATTTCCTTACAGCAGTGGATATACGGAACAGCAAGTAAACAAAATCTTTTATAGCCTAGGTTCAACAGTGGATGATGTTATTGTGTTTGACAGCAAAGATTTTTTACTTCGTCTTACCAGCATAGACGATTTTAAAATCAACAACCAATATCGGACAACATTTAATGTGCCTGGTCAGCGTTTGATTGACTTATATCCCAACATTAAACATATTGTAGATCAGGATGTATCTAACCTACCATCAGTGATAAATCTCACGCCCTGGATATGGAAAGTTGATCAACTTGACCGGTACTGGAACTACATTAATCAACGCTTTGGCCACTACCAATCTTGGACTGAGTTTCCTGCTGGCACAGAGATATACGGATTTTACGTATACACTTGGTGTGACAAACAAAGTACAATGCAGTGGCAAGATTCCAACACTATACCTTTGCTGATTGGTGGTGGATGGACGCACCAATCATATCAAGGCATGCTGGACGAAGCCAAGGCATTTGACCAGTGGCCAGAAAGAAAGATCTGGAAACACAGTCGTAAACTTGAAGATTTTCGATGCCTTGATGTTACAAAATCTGTACTATTGAAATACGGCATCGAACAAGAAATAATAGACCGGGTATTCTGTTACGAGGAACCCGGCAAACCCTAGGCTGTGTTTAGGCAGCCAATGCGAACTGTTCGTCGTTTGCGTTTACGTTGTTTTGCTTTTTACGACTACTCCTGTCGTGCTGTCCACTCTGTTACTCTTTGCCCTGTCGAAACTAGTCAGGCCCATCATAAGGACACTATTTCATTGACACAGTACAAGACGCAGATACACTTTTGCCCTTGGTCTTATACTCTGCTTTAGACTGCTCTAGTGCTTGCTCACACTCTTGTTTGGTTTTGTATTTGGCAAAAACATGATGTTCAGGCACAGGTCCTAAAACAGTCATTGACAAAACCCAAACTAGAGCGGTATTCATAGTTCCCCTTATGGTGGACCTGGGGGGATTCGCACCCCCGTCCAGAACACTTTTCTCTTTGCTTCATACAGCAATAATGCCCGCATGGCCTTGCGGCTAACTCCTACTGTCTTGGGCGTTGTAGGCAGTTTACGAGACTATCGGGACATGTACGGTCCTCGCATGACCTAGGGCCTCTCACCCTATCGACATTGCCAGCAGATCAATGAGAGCCACTGGGTGCATACTCCCGCCTAGTGTACTACTTATCGAAATAATCTTTGGCCTGGATCATCACCCAGATCACAACACTACCTATTATCAATATTGCTATCCAACCCATCGTTGTCCTCCACTGTTTCTTCTACCGTTTTTTGTAGATCTCTGTTGCGCTCGTCGGGCAGTGGGCCACAACCTAGTCTGTCCCATTCACCAGGTGAAAAGTAATATTGTGGCACTGGTTGTTTTTGTTGCATCACAGTCTCCTCAGATACTTTATTATAACAAAAATATTTAGTGACTGTCAACTGTTTGGTGGAGGATGAGAGAATCGAACTCTCAATCTCGGCTTGCAAAGCCGATGTTATCCCATTTAACTAATCCCCCAAAAAGAAACCTGGATCATCCCCAGGTTTCTTCGTACTTCTTGAGTGCCAGTTGCCTGGCTAACCACAACCTAAACTTTACATGATCACTGAGTTCTGGATCGTCAGCGACTTGAATATGTACTAGTTCAGGTCTGCGATATCCTACATGTAGGTAATCATCTGCCTCTACTTCATACTCGCCGTCATTGAACGTGAGTAAGATAGTTGGTGCTGGATTACTTCTTAGCAGGTTCGGCTTTTTTGTCGTCTTTCTTAGCGTCGCTTTTAGCAGGCTCGGCTTTTTTCTCAGCTGGCTTGGCAGCAGGTGCTGTTGCGGCTGGCTTGGCTTCTTCTTTCTTGGCAGCAGGTGCCTGTGCGAAAGCGGATACTGCGAACAATGATGCGATTAATGTAGCTACGAGTTTCATGATATTTCCTTTCAGGTTAGTTTGAAACTAAAACCCATCTGTAACAGTTGCAGTTAGCATCGAGCAGTTGCTCATAATGATAACCCAATGGTGCAGGTGGGAGACTGCTAGGATAGTACACTACCGGCGGTTGTTGGACAACCACAGGCTGTGGACGAGTGAGTGCGTAAGTTACTACGCCACCTATTACGGCCGGTGCTACCCACCACCCAGGGTTGTAACCGTGTCTGTGCCCATAATGATGTCCGTGGTGCGGACCTGCTTGTGCGCTTAGAACAGTAAAACCTATCAAAACTGCGGCTAGTAGTCGTTTCATAATAAGTCTCCTAACATACTATAATAACGCCTAGTATGCTGTCTGCGTTTACTTATTTCGGCAGTTTGGGAAAAATATTTTTGGTACCCAAGGGTGGGAACGATCCACCGACCCTCGCCTTATCAAGACGATGCTCTACCACTGAGCTACTTGGGTGTTATTTTGGCCGGGCCTGCAGGAATCGAACCCACATCTCGAAGTTCGAAGCATCGCATTCTATCCATTGAACTAAGGCCCGTGAATGGCCTGCCCTGCAGGAATCGAACCCACATTCGCGGGGTAGAAGCCCGCTGTATTATCCATTATACTAAGGGCAGAGTTTGGTGGTAATGGAAAGAGTCGAACTTTCACTGGGCACCGTATGAAGGTGTTGCACTACCGTTATGCTACATTACCATATAGAAACACACTATATCCAATCTCAAGGGCACTCGTTAGAATGCGACTCATACTTGCGAAATCCGCTACAATGTGTTTTTATATGGTAGGGGCACAGAGAATCGAACTCTGATTAACGGGTTAAAAGCCCGCTACTTTACCTTTAAGTTATACCCCCATCATCTTACCACTCTTGTCACTGTCCATAGGGACTCTCCTTTAAAAAATATCTTGGTGCTCCTAGATGGATTCGAACCATCGTTTCTGCCTTACCATGGCAGCGTGTTACCATTACACACTATGGGAGCTTGGCAGAGGGACTAGGAATCGAACCTAGAATAACGGAATCAAAATCCGTGGTTATACCATTTAACTATCCCCCAACAACATGGTGCCGCCTCCCCGGATCGAACAGGGTTCCTCGGTTCTTCAGACCGGTGCTATGACCACATCAGCTAAAGCGGCTTGGTACCCGGTGTAGGTTTCGCACCCACGACCTTGTCCTTGTAAGGGACCTGCTCTACTCCTGAGCTAACCGGGCGAAAAAAGAAAACCCAGGCGCAAATACTGCGCATCCTTGAGTGGCCAATAGTCGGAGGCCTGGGACATAATACTGGAGCAGGTAGTCGGGGTCGAACCGACGACATTCTCGTTGGCAACGAGACATTCTACCACTGAATTATACCTGCATGAATGTTTTTAAGTCAACACGATCATATGCTCGTTCGTGCATGTGTCGTTTGTTGTGTAACAGAATATCTAAGTTAGTGTTCCACCAGTCACACCATTGATCGTGACTCTGTGCAAGCAGTCGGTGTACTTCTCGAAGATAGGTGTGGAAACGTTTAGCATCATCCACAACGCTATCATAACTGTAGTCAATGAATGACGGAAAGCGATAACCTAGACATCGTAAATGATCGATGAATCCTGCTGAACTAAACGGCAATACAAAGTGCCCTTTGATCAGCGGATCGTATGTTTTTTCTGTCACAACGATGTCTCTGCTGGTTTCTACTGTTTCTCCATAGATGCTGATAAAAGTATCTTGGTAGTAAAGATTGTGTGGAGGGCTGTAACCCAGCCATTTCATTGTTGTAGGACCACTCAACTGATCCAATGATCTTGCCCATGGTTGTTCGTGATGGCAATACAGATAAAGATTAGATCTTTGATCAGCATTGCCGATGTAGCCTTGATCACTGTGACACAACAAGGCATCAACCAGCTGAGTTCTCCACACACATCGACCGTTGTGTGTTTTGTTTGGTGCTAGGAAGATACGACTTTTTGCCGATGCGTCGGGCAAGTCGAAATCTTGATAAGCAAACTCATGCCAGTACCAACGCTGTACTCCAGTGCTCCAGGGATATTGTTGATAATAGGCTCGAGTTCGATTGAATAAAAAATCTACTGCACGATATCTTGGATGTTGGAAATCACCGTACACATTGGCAATGACCCATGTGTCGGAATCTTTGAGCAAATCATTTATTCGATCAAACTGATGATCTACGTTATGCCATAGATCTAAATGCAAGATCTTATCGGCATACCTTGGATACAATGCAAAATCACAGTCGCCGTTGGCAACCATGTGATAAGATTGTGCGTTTAGATCAAAAAACATTCTAGCATCAACATGCTGGCGATCTTGTGTGTACAATATGCGCATGTCTCTATTTAATACCTGGTACCCCCTCTCAGATTCGAACTGAGAACAACTTCTCCTTTTGAGAGAGACGACTTTACCTATTTGTCCAAGGGGGCTTAATGGTCCGAGTGGCAGGATTCGAACCTGCGGTCTTCTGCTCCCAAAGCAGACGGATTGAACCAGACTTTCCTACACTCGGGTATTTGGTACGGATGGAGGGACTCGAACCCTCAAAACTCGGATTTTAAGTCCGATACGTATACCTATTCCGTCACATCCGCATCGAACTATTGGTGCCCCAGAGGAGACTCGAACTCCTAAAATTTGGTTTCTAAGACCAACACGTATACCAATTCCGTCACCGGGGCAAAAAATATTTGGGGTGTCTTACCGGTATCGATCCGGTACTACCGCTTTCACAGAGCAGGGTGCAGGCCACTACACTAAAGACACCATTGAGTGGCACGCCGTGAAGGATTCGAACCTCCGACTCCCAAGTTCGTAGCCTGGTACTCTGTCCGGACTGAGTTAACGGCGTATGGCAGTGAGTGTGGGATTCGAACCCACGGTCCTGGTTTCCCAAGACAACACCTTAGCAGGGTGCCGATTTCAACCTCTCATCCAACTCACTATATTATAAGGTGGGCGCCTAACTATCCTCCTGGGAGGACTCGCTAGATTGTCTCGAATAGTCAAGTTTTAACAAACCGGCTTCAGTCATACTATAGTGTCAACACAGTCAACCCCACTGTGCCTAGACTGGCAGGGACTCAAAACTACCGTCTATCCCTTAACTGGCGGAAGCGGTGAGATTCGAACTCACGGTGCCTTTCGACACGTCTGTTTTCAAGACAGGTGCAATAAACCGGACTCTGCCACACTTCCTTGTTTGGAGCAACAGGTAGGATTTGAACCTACGGCTTTACGGATTTGCAATCCGTTGCATTGGACCTCTCTGCCACTGTTGCATTTTTGGCGACCCGGGATGGATTTGAACCACCGACATTTAGTTTTGGAGACTAACGTTCTGCCAGACTGAACTACCGAGCCATTGTATGGTACCCCCAGCAGGATTCGAACCTGCATTAGCCGATTATCTGTCGCTACGGGGTATAAGCCCGCCGTTTTACCATTAAACTATAGGGGCTATGATTGGCTCCTCAGGGTGGGTTCGAACCACCGACACCTTGATTAACAGTCAAGTGCTACTACCGACTGAGCTACTGAGGAATAAAATGGCGCACCGTAGGGGACTCGAACCCCTGGCCTTCTGCGTGACAGGCAGACGATCTGACCAACTGATCTAACGGTGCATAAACTTGGTGGACCCTAAAGGAATCGAACCTAATCGCCAGCCACCCTACATATTATGGCAACGGATTTACAGTCCGCCGTAGGGAATAGGATCCAAACATATTCAAACACACGACTCATTGACTTGACTGCTCGGCCATGCGCTTGAATATGGGCTCTGTTGCCAGAGCCAAAGCGGAGACATCCTCCGCTTGCCTATCTTACTTTCTGTGTTACCGCCACAGATTTCAATCCAGGACCCCGCCCGTTTTGACTTGTTTATAGTGTAGTCCAGGCCCTCGTTGCCCGCTTCCACTGTGCTCAACCTAGCGATCGGTGTGCCATATCGGGCATTTGGCCCTGGCTTCGATCTCTTGTCGAGCTCGATCTAGTTTGCCTTGAAGCAGTTTCTGCATCGCATGTTCGTCTAACACGAACCTGGAATGTTCGACCACTTGTTCAACAATACGATCGGCAATTTTACTGTAATCTATTTTTTCTGTCAACTTCTTTTTTCCTTTGCACAAAACAGAAACCCCAGGGTGTTTAGTCCTGGGGCTCTGTGTAGAATGTTTACTGTCTGATTTCTACTCAGAACCCCCTTGACCATATACGTTATCATTGCGTAGGCAGGCGGGGTGCCACAAGAGACTTGTTGGCTCCTTCTGCATAATAAATGATATCGATCTGGATAAAGTGTTCATCATAGTATCTATTGTATAGGTTTATTTATATCTTGTCAACCCCTGGTTTTCCAAAAACCCGACTGTTTGTAGGGTTATTTACAATCTTTTCAGCAAGAAAGTTTTTTTCCTATTGGCATCTGTTGGAAACCATTCAAAATGTTCAGGGCACACCCCACATTGAGGAATACTTCTTTTTTGCTTTAGTTCTTCTACAAACGTCGCGATTTGTTCTACGGGCCACTCCGTTGTGGCAGGTTTATAAGAGTATAACAGATCTAGATCTTCTTGTCTACTGTTGATTTGAAATCTTTCTACTACATAGGGTAACATGCCCATGGGCCCACATTTGTATAGTTTTCCATCCTGCATGTGATGGCAAGTTTTGACGTTACATATTTCAAAAGCTCGCTCAGGATCGCTCTGATGTAAAGTGGCAGTATGATCATCGTTGACAATGATACTACTGGTGTGGAACTGATAGTTCTTAGTAAGGTTTAAAATAACACCGTTGTCATCAATATATTTTAGAGTTGGCCTGCGCACTTGTGCATCTGTTATTTCTGTTTCAACAGTCTGCGGATTATTGAAGTAGGTGTTGATAAAATCTAAAGTTAGTGATTCGTGATCAGGGTCGTGCAGACTCACTATGATTTCTACCTTACCAGCATAGGCATGATTCAACTTGACTATTGTATCATAAAGAACGGGTTGGTCATTGAACCTAGTACCATTGGTAAACACATTGATCTTGGCATTTGGCCACAATCTTCTAACATTGTATAACCAATCAATGTAGTCAGGATTGATTAACGGCTCTCCTCCCATAAAGGATATACGGCCTATGTCCATGATGGTAGCCCATTTTTCGTAAATCTCCTTTGAGTCATTCCATCGATAATGCCCACCAATGGCCAAATCGTTAAATGTGTGACACCCCTGACAACTCAGATTGCATGTATGGGTTATGTAGAATTCGCAGTTAGGTAGATATATCATAAGAAAAGGGGCCGAAGCCCCTTTATTTAATGCCTGTGTGAGATCAGGCCTTCTTTTCAATCGCCTCAATCAGACCAGGGGTGAATGAATCACGGAACTGATCGTAAACACCTGACAATGCGGCCTTGGCAGCTTCGCGTTGCTCTTGTGTCCACTTGACGATGTTGGCACCTTCTTCTTCAACCAGGCGGCGTTCGGCACGATCACCATCACGGATGGTTTCGGCACGCTCTTCGCGTCCGGCAAGAACAGCGGCTTGCTTGATAACTGCCTGAACTTCAGGACTTAGGCTATCCCAGAACTTGTCACCAATGATCATGCTTGTCAAGAACAAGCTGTGGCCTGTGTCGATCACTGACTTGGTAACTTCGTTTTGGCGTAGTGGGTACATACGTGGGTAGTTAGTTTCGCCACCTTCGGCTTGACCTTCAACCACTACTTTGCGCAAGTCTTCTACTTCTGCTACAACAGGCTTGAGGCCCAGCGCAGAGATAGTTGCTTGTGCAACAGGGTTACGGTTTGAACGCACAGCGGTACCAGCAAGTTCTTCCAGTGTGGAAACTTTCTTGTTGGCAATCATCTGACGGAAACCGCCTGAGTATGTGAAGCTGAGTCCACGTACATTTGACTTGTCTGTGAGTTTGGCCAACAATGTTTCACCAACTTCACCTTCAAGCACACGGGTAGCATGCTCATGATCTTTGAACAGGAATGGTAGATCAAATACCAAGAAGTCTTGTTCATACTTCTCAGCGAGCCATGTGGTGTACATCTGGCTCATTTCAATCTTGCCTTGCTCCATGAGATCTAGCAAATCATGCTTGGTGATCACAACGCCATCATTGTAACGCTGGCTGTACTCTGTGAGAGTCATGATTTCGACTTCGATCTTGTGCTCGCTCTGTTGTTCGTTTACACGACGCTCAAAATCTTCAGCGGCACGGATGAAAAGGTTCAAAGGCTCATGGGCGATAACCCAACGAATCTTAGTAGTTTTGCTCATTTTTTATATCCAAATTTGGTAGTTTAAATGTGCTTGCGATTGCTCGCTACGGTTCGGCGTTCTGCGTTCGAAGCAGTAAAAGGGCTGGACCCTAGGCGTCGTTGTAACCGGCGTCGATCACCTGACCGGCGCTGCCATTTTTATTTATCCAGCTTGACACCTTGGCTCAAGCGTTTCCACAGGGCTACTTGAGAATCAAACCAACGTTGGGTGGCCGCAGAATCAAGATTGCTAGGATCGCAATAGTCCACAGCATAGGCTCGCTGTACGCTGTCTGCCCGTGCGGCTTCAACAACCAAGCCACGCAGTTCGTTGTATTGATCTTGAGGCATTGATCGTGGAACTTGTAGACTGTGCATGTTGACTACTTCGCCTACTCCTGCAAATCCTTGGCTTTCCAATGTGGGTACTCCACGCACAGGCTTACGTCCAGAAATACCCAGGGCAAACAAATCACCCTTGTCTAAGAAACCTTCGACTTCACCCAAAAATGCCACGCTGAGATCCAGGTTACCTGCTACTACATCCATGCTGGCTTCACGTGTGCCTTTGTAGGGCACAGGTTGTGCTCGAGGATATAGTTTGACGATCTCCATGGCCATGAGATGTGATGTTGCTCCCAGACCAGAAATGCCAATGTTGATTGGTTTAGTTTTGTCAATGTCTTTCCAACTGCGGTATTTTTTGCTGACAATGACCATGGGTGCCGCGCACTGGGTCATCAGGGGACGGAAGTCACTGACACGATGGCTTTCTTCAGGATAGAAGTTAGGACGCACAAAGAAAGCAGTGGATGCGGCCAACACAGAGTTTGGTGTAGCTGCCACGTGTTTGGCTCCGATGGTAGCTCCGGCTCCGGGACGATTTTCCAGGATGAAGTTATATTTCTTCTGCGCTTTATTGAGTTCTTCTACGAGACTGCGACTGTATTGTGCTTGGGTATCTCCCATGCCAAAGGGCCAGATGATTGAAATCTGTTGTTGTGCCTGTGCCGAAACAGCGGCCATGGCGATAGCACTTGCTATTAAAAACTTTTTCATTTGAGTAATCCTTGTATGATGTCGGTATTTACATAGTCTGTAGGGCCAAGATCGTAAAACTGATCCATAAATCCAACAAAGCCTACGGCCCGACCTTGCTCATAGGTAAAGAATTTTGAATCTATGGTATTGACCATGTGGGCCAGGCCTGCTTCCCAGACTTGATAGAATCGTGTGTCTTTGAAGTTTTTAAAGAACCACCAAGTCATCTCAGAGTAGAAGTTGTTGGTGCTCTTTGTGGTCTGCCAGGTAGTGGGATCATAATCAGGATAGATCAAGGGCTTGGCCAACTGTTCGTAGGCTCCACGCTGTGCCACTGAATGATTGGGCCAACGCACTAGAAACTGCAAGTGACGTGCATGGTCAGTCATGAACCAGTTACGGATAACGTGTGCTTGCTTGACTATGAGTTCCGGCAGATCTGCTTGCCAATAGAAATATTCTGTGGTTATGTTGTCATAGGGACCTCTTTGATTTTGGCTGTGGTTGGCCTGTATGTCCAAGAAGTACAACCACCAGCGACCATCTTTGATACAGACTTTGGGTTTGTCTACACCGTATAGTATGCATATCCTTTTGCCAGATTCGGCCAAGGCTTTATGGCCGTCCATGCCCAATGGATCATGCTTGAATGTGTGCTCAGGGTGCAAATAATCTTTGGCATTGTTGACCCATGACTCATCTCCGGTGTATTTCAAGATGTTGTCTGAGAAATCGTGCATGGTGATTTTGATCTCAGGATTGGTCACTGCCAGTTTTTGCAACATGGGCTTGGCCGCAAAATGCCATTCTGAAAGAGTGTTTTCAGCTTTCATATTTTTGGCATCAGGTCCAAGATTCTTGTCGCCCTGTGCTGGGTACCGGAACACCACTTCATCTAGATGTATACCGTTGTTGACAAAACTATACAACACCGTGGCCGAATCACTACCACCAGAAAACTCCAATCGGATGTAGTCGTATCGATCCCGTAGTTGTTGCGCTCGCATACGATAAAGTTCACGCAGACTTAGCTGTGGTTCTTTGGTGGTGTTGATGCGGCTGAATACTTCGCGATTGAAGTTCCACGTAGGAAACTGACCAGTACGAGTGGCCTCTAATAGAGCTTGAGGTTTAGAATAAAAGTTTTTACCGTTTACAGTGTAAAAACCAAGTTTGGGATTTTGTTCGAGGAGTTCCATGCTAGGGTATTTAAAGCATTATACCCTAGCTAGAAACAAAAGTCAACTGTTAAAAGGATATAGTATTATTACTGGTTACGGGTTCCAGTGATGCCCAATCTTTTGCATCCGATTTGTCTACTAAATTATCTCGGAAGATTTCCCAAGCACGTTCCCAAGTCCAACGTCCGCTTCCTTCCCAAACTCGTTGTCTATCTAACATTAGTGCGTCTTTGACAGCCTGTTTTAAATCGTCATTCATACAGCCAGTGATACCTTCGTCTACAACATCCTCTGGCCCTTGGCACGGAAATGCGGCAACTGGTGTACCGCATGCCATTGCTTCAATCATTACCAATCCAAATGTTTCCCAGCGTGACGGAAACACAAATACTTCTGCGTTAGCATAGTATCGAGCCAACTCTATGCCTGTTTTAAATCCTGTAAAATGTACATCTGGATAGCGTTCCTTATACTCGTCTAGCATTGGCCCTCCGCCTACCATAACTTTTTGATAGCCTGGATAGTCTAATTCAAAGAATGCTTCTAAGTTCTTTTCCTTGCTAACACGACTGACGCATACCAAGTATTTTGCAGGAATTGTTTCTCTTAAGGAAGGAGAAAAAATATCACGATCCACGCCACGAGTCCAAGGGATAACATTTCCATCGAACCCATGTTCTCTTAACTCCCTAACCATTGTGTCAGTTGTTGTTAGTACCTTACCTGAGTGCTTGTGAAACCAACGAACTAGAGGCCAAGTAAGGACCTCAGGTATACCAAATAGGGCTCTAAGTCCTTCTGGAAACTTAGTATGATAAGCAGTATTGTAGCGATAACCGTGTTTGTCAAGATATTGTCTAACACACAAACCCACAGGACCTTCCGTGGCGATGTGGATATGATTCGGATTGATCTCCTCAAGTATCTTGCCCACCTTCCGGGGAAAGGCAATCTTGACTTCGTTGTAGCCAGGGCAATCAACATAGCGGAACCGCCCGGGATCAAGATATACAACACGATAGTTGTCCCGAACCGCCATCGCCTCAATATTTTTGTAGGTCGTAACCACGCCATTGATCTGCTCCGGTAAGTTATCAGTTACTATAAGAATCGTCTTTGTCATTTGATTTCGTCCAAGTGATGATTTCCCAGTGACCGTCCCAATGTTCTACTAGTGCTGTACACGATTCCACCCAGTCACCGTCATTCATATATGTTACACCGTCTATTTCTTTGATTTCTGCGTGGTGTATGTGTCCGCAGATAACACCGTCGAATCCTCGCTTTTTACAGTAGCCGGCAAGATTCCTTTCAAACTGAAACATAAAGTCTACAGCCTTTTTAACACGATGCTTGAGATACTTTGATAGACTCCAATATCCAAAACCCATTTTATGTCTAAACCAATTAAACTTGGCATTTAGCATTAGCACAAAATCATAGGCTTTGTCGCCTAGAAAACTGATCCAGGGTGCTAGTCTAGTAATACCATCAAACAAATCTCCGTGAACTACTAGATAATGTCGCCCGTCAGCACCTATGTGTTCTGTTTGATTGTGTATTTCTACTAGACCAAAACTGAAACCGTATGGAATCATTGGTCTTAAAAATTCATCGTGGTTGCCTGCTATGTATACAACTCTGGTACCACGCTTGGCATGACCTAGTACACGGCGAACTACATTGGTGTGGCTTTGTTTCCAACGCCAACGATTTTGTTGTATCTTCCATGCGTCGATAATGTCGCCTACAAGATATAGTGTGTCGCACGAGTGGTGCTTGAGAAAATTATTGAGCTGTTCCGCCTTGCAGTCTTTTGTACCTAAGTGGACATCACTCACAAAAATACTACGGTAAGTTTTTTGCATAGCAATATTTACTGTAGTATTGTTGTTTAAAGATTACGTTTCTGTTACAAAACTAAATCCTTACCAAAGTCCATTTTACTGTAAATGGGTTGCCTTCAGCGCGGTGTTTCAGTATCTTGGCAAACTCTTTTTTACGGAGTTTGGAAATCGCTTCTTCATCGTGTGAAAGACAAGCCTGATACAGTTTTGAAAGCAGTTTCTTCTGTTTCATAGCTGGTCCCTCCTTGAAAATATTTATCAACTATTCAGCACCTTTGCTACACTATTCATCACAGCCGCGATTCTACCAATGTCTCTCAACTGCTCAACAGTATATCCTAATGATTTTAACCCATCGTAATGGGCTTTAACGCAGAAATGACACTTGCCAACAATACTTGCGGCTAGACTGAACGCTTCAAAGTTTGCCTTGGTAGTTCCGCCATGACTTGCGATAGCGTTCATGCGTAACTGTGCTGGCAATCCTTTTAGACTTTCATCATCTGCCATTTCAACATATGGATACCAAACGTTGTTTTGTGCCATGATACTAGCGGCTGTCATTGCCGGCTCTGCGTGAACAGGACCATCCGCTAACATGATGCTTAGAACTTTTCCGTTGCCTGTTGCGGCCAATGCGGCTACAGCACAACCATAGGCAACATCCTTGTCCAATGTGCTTCGCTCTAAGATAGCATCAAGATTTAGTCTTGTGTCTTTAGCATAGTCTGGAAGTGCGCCTTTTACTGTTTCAATAAAACTCATTTTATCTCCTTGATGCTAAAACTATCTTACAAATATGTTCAAGTCGTTCGATATGTTCAAAGGCACGCCACGGGCTAGTATCAATAGCTACCACACCATGTCCTTTGATGCCCACGATATCATAGGCAATGTTGCCTTCGTTATCTAGTTTAAGATTTTCGTGACAACGATCTGCCAGCTCTTGACTGATAGGTGGCACATCCGGCACTGTTGGCGCTACCTTTGTGTATCGACTCAGCTCAGGAAAATCGTCAACCACAGTGCTGAGATCAATACCGGCATGCATGGCTGCAACACAATAGGTCGGATGTAGATGTACCACTACTCTAACTTCGTCAATGTGCTGGCCCAACTGCTTTTGCAAGCCAAAGTGCAAAGGCATCTCTCCTGACGGTCGTAGACTACTGCTGATGTCTGTGTACTCCAGTTCTTTCCATCCCCAACGATCGGCTTGAAAACCTGTGCCAGTTTCATTCCAAGTCTGCGGTGGTTTGATCAAGATCTTTTTGAACTGATCAGGTTGTAGTGTTTGCTTACGAACACCACTGGGCGTGATATAAAAGTGATCACGATCGTGGTGTCGTATGCTGACATTGCCATCGCGACTGGTGATCCAGTTGCGACGGTATGCTTCTACCATGGTTTCACATATGGTTTCTAACATTGGTTATGCTCCGTAGTAGGTGGACTCAAGATCTTGTTCAGCCAACTCAGGAGTGTTCCAAACATTACGATTGTTCCATTCGCGAATCTTGTCAAGACGTTCTTGCTCGGTAAATTCATAACATCTGGGCTTGCGATCTGGTTGGCGTAGAGTTTCTACGCCTCGGCCAAAGAAGTTGATCTTCACAGTGTCTCGCCGCCAACTGCACGGTTACATGCACACAGCTCGCCAGTTTGTAGCGCATCGAGAATACGCAAGGTTTCTTCTGGGCTACGACCCACGTTCAAGTTGTTGACTGTGACATGCTGGATTACGTTTTCGGGGTCAACGATGAAGGTGGCACGGAGTGCGGCACCCGCAGGTTCAAAAAACACACCCAGTTGGTTAACCAGTGACTTCTCGCCACGTGCGACATCTGCGAACTGGGTGTGTGTAATCTTCTTGAGATCTTCGTGGGCTTTTTGCCAGCTCACTTTGCAGAACTCATTGTCTGTGCTACCGGTAAGCAACACAGCATCGCGATCTTCAAAATCCTTGGCCAACTTGTCATAGGCCACGATCTCTGTTGGGCATACAAATGTAAAGTCCTTGGGGTAATACACGATCACTTTCCACTTGCCAGGAAATGATTCCTCGGTGATTGGAAAGAATGCCTCGTCGGGTTGTCCGGGTCGGACGCCAGTGATGGCAAATGCTTCAAGTTTTTGTCCTACTGTTTTCATATGTTCTCCTTAATGTTAAAAATGTGACAGCTCTCAGTGTTTATACTGATGCTTTATTGTAATAGTATATATCAATGAAATCAAGCGATTTAATAGGTTTTTCCAGAATATTTTTTAATAACGATCATTGAAAAAATCAATGACTGTCATCAGGATCGGTGACCACACTCCATCCTAGACGTAGCAGATCTGCTCGTATTTCGTCAGTGACCGCACCTTCAGCAACAAACTTATCTACGATTTTCATTCGAGCCTGTTGTTCTTCAGTCAGTGTTTCATTTTCCTTGGCAGGAGCATACACACCAATGTCTCGGATGCCACTGCAATACCAATCGATGTAGTCACCTTCACCGCGCATGTCAGCAACAATACCGCCGGCACTGCGCCAGCTACAACTCCAAGTTTCATCCTTGAGCACTGGCCAGACTTCTAGGCGCTGGAAATCGTTGTTGCACATGGCCGCATAGAGATTCTGGGCATAACTTTCGCTGGCTCGGACCTTGGCTACAATCCAGTCAGTGCTTCTCAAATCGTATTCGAGATTGTTTTTCTGCCACTCAGGATCAGCTTCGCGGTTGGCTTTTTCAATATCCCAAGATTGATACATTTCTGTCATGGCACGAGTGTCATCGTCATTGTCAGGGGTCAGGCCTTTTTCAGCTTGACGTCGGAGATACCCATCACGCTGGAAGGTGTTTCTTTCTGGGCTTGCGCTTAATGTCGGAACCGACTTCAGCTCGCTCTTTGAATTCTTTTCGGACATAATAATCAATCAACTGTTGCTGTATCAATGACAATAGCTCACCATTTTGTTCTACTATGAATCTAACTGGACAACGACCCCAGGTGCTGGTTCTTTGAAACTCGGCGAACCAACGTCGGTGCTGTTTGTTTGTGGCATCAAACACAGTCCATGGACGACCCCAGTAATCTAGTCGGCTCATTGTAATCGGTTCTTTCTGGAGTCTGCATCATCATGATCGTTAAATGCTTGCTCAAGTATGGCACGCTCTTCTTCGTCGAGATTGTCCCAGTCAACAGGCCGACTTTGTGCTCGCAGTTCCTCATGAGTCATGTTCTCAAACATCGTGGTGATCTCAGCCATGACAGCATCAAGCTCTTCTTGATTTTCTACATCAAGATGATCAAAACATCCAGGAGCAAACTCAACCTTTAAGGGTTTATGATTTTTGTTTTCGGACATCGGAGTTTTCCTTGATTTCTTCGTAGTCGCGGATCATTCGATACAACGGTTCAATGGGTTCTCCACGATATTCTAAAATATCCGGACGTGCTTCGGCCAGCATTGAAAGATAATAATCATCAGGAAAATGGCGCAACACACCCAATGCCCTACGACGGATGTCTCGGGGCACACGAGGAGTCTTCTTAGTATCCAAGAGATCTTCGCAGAACTGCTTGGCATACATTATGGCTCGATATCTTTCGTCTGGCAATGTCATACTTTTCCTTGAAAATCATTTATCTGGTGGGCCCAGTTGGGATCGAACCAACACTCAAAGGATTATGAGTCCTCTGCTTTACCATTAAGCTATAGGCCCATGCTTGTATTGTAGTTGATTTTGATTAAGATGTCAAGTGCCCATTAACTCATCTACAAACTGTTTGAGCAATCTATGATGCCGCCCTTCGTGCCAGTGCGGTTGGAGATATGGCTTATCATACCAGCTCTGTTCGCTTTCGGGATGGCAGCCAATCAAGCCAACTCGGTTCTGCATGATGGCCATAGGATCTCCGTTGACATAAGTTGCTATGGTCCGAAACATATGACGGTTACCAATAAAAGCCGTACCATCATAGAAGTACATTTGTTCGTGTTCACCATTCCAGACCACAGGTGCTGTTCCTTGGAAACTACGCCTTACATCGGCTTCGGGGCGTTTGATATACTGCTCGGTTTTGATATGTTGTAGTATGTCAAAGTATTCTGGTCCAGCCCAATACGCTCCCATGCATATACCAAGATACCTGCCACCACGTTCCACAAAGTCCGCGATCATGTTGGCTTTTTTGCGTTTGAAAAATCCATAATACTTGTCGGCATCACCTATACCGCCGGGGAATACTAACATGTCAATGTCTTGCAAAAACTCTGGGCACACATGGTCTTCTTGGAATATCTTGAAACTGTAGTCAGGGTACAGAGCATTCATGATGCCGTTGGCGCAGTCCATGGAACAATACGGATGGTTCACATATAATGCGATACGGCCTTTCATTTACTGCTTAATCATTTTCGTGTCCGAGCCCATTGCTTTTGCGATCTTTGGGTGTATCGATGTCCTGGAACAATCTCTTTTCCTGTGCTGTTAGTTTATCCTTGTGCGTCTTGCGAGGATTACCACACAGATAGCAGTCAGGATTTCCACAGTCCATGACATGATGTTTGGCTAATCGATGCGGTTCTTTGACTGTTTGATCGTTTGCAGTGAGTCCATGTTGCCGGGCTATCTTGAGTTGCTTTTTGACAGCGTTGTCATCTTTGAGCAAACGCCGTGAGTGCTTGATTTTGTCTTCGTCTTTGCTCATACAGTATTTAACCTCCTCCGTGCTTTAAGTACCAAAAGGTTGCTAACTTATCAGCCATCCACATGTCATTGGTGAGTTGTTGCACCCACCAACTGCCCTGGTATTTTGGTGGCCCAAACTGCTTGGTCATCCACTCAGCTTCAGATCGCAGTTCGCTGGCCGTACAGTTTACACGAATAAACACCCTGGGCTCAAACTCTTGTTTTTCTTCGTTCCAAATCTTTTTGTTGACTATGTAGGCTCGACCCACGGGTGGATCTTCCCAATCTGCCACTGGTACCCAGGTCATACGTTACCCCCATTTCAATGCAAACATTGTAGCATCTTTTTCATCTTCAAACACCCAGCGGTTGCCCGAATTCATAGTATGCCCTTGTACGGTTTGTTTGACCCAATCCTCTATTTCTGATTGCCAAGGATTCTTCCATGGGTCAACTATAACTTCGTTCCAACCCAACTCTAACATGAATCCAATCAGCACATGCTGATCCATCTCATGAGCCAGTTGTTTACCAAGATCATTGATGATATGTTTTTCTAGATTTCCAGTTCTCTGGCTTGTAGTTTGATCCATGTCAACTCCTTGGGTTGGATCTTCTCATGCACGTCACGACCGTACATTCTAATCAATATAGCACCGTTGGCATTTTCTAACCATATGCGGGTGGCATGTTGATAACAATGTCCGTGCAGAGAACGTTGATATTGAGTACTGTGTTCGGGATGATACCCTCGTTGTAAGGCATACCTCACAGGTTGGTCAAAAACTTTATATCCTGGTGGAAACTCGTAGTAGTAATCGATCAATCAAAGCCCCATTTTAGTTTGAAAAGCACAGTGTCTTTCTCGTCAAAAAATCTATATTCTCCAACTTCGTCCCACCGTAAGCTGACATCGCTGACATCTTGTACATTGTATCCCACATAGCTGGCACAGTTGTTTCTAGCCCAGCTGTCTATGTCTAGCCAATATTGTTTAAGGTGTTCGTAGGGATAGGTGTTTTTGCTGTCATTGACATATACTCTATAAAGGTTCATGGCGACTCCATCTCAATGCAAACAACATCGCATCCTGTGGATTTTCAAAACGAAAAGCAAATCCATCTGTGCCTCCTACACCAATACCATGCCGAGGATAGCGTTGGAAATCCTCCCATCCGTGCAGATGATATCGGCCTCCCGGTGTGGCATCGACCCATGCAATGATGTCGTTGGGCGCATGATCTGCATGCTCCAGCATGGTCTTCCACGATACCACTATCTCGGTCCAACCTTTGGGAGGAGGCCATGTGTCAAACTTTGTCATTGAGCTGATCGGCAAACTTTATCAAGAACCAACTCCGGGCTGATTCGTTGTAAAAGTCCAACACTGTATACTCCTGGTAGAATCCATAGGCACGCCCATCTTCACGCTTGCCTTTTTCTACCCACTCCTTGTGATAGCGTTGTGTGAATCCCAATACCTTTCGCATCTTGCTTCTGATCAAGAGAACGCTGGGCTCATTAACATACTCTTGTGTAAGTATCAGCATGATGTTTTGCCACACTTGATGTGGCATAGTGATCATGTCGTTGGATTTTTTGTGAGTTCGCATACCAGTTGGTTTCGAGGACGCCAGGCAAACTCTGGTTCCCACGGTCCTTGCGGACCACGATATTTTATTCTCGAGTTAGTTGTGCCCAAATCATCCATTCCTTAAACGCATTATACACGATTTGTGCTTCTTTGTCATCCTGCTCGACCTTGACACCACGCACCCAAAACCCATCTGGACCAACTCGGAGCATTTCGTCACCACCGGCTCGGCAGGATATAGTGTTAGGATTGTGAGTGTTTTGGATTGTGTATCCAGAGTCGTCGGGAGGAACTGCTCCGTACAGAGGATCTGAGTTCATCACCAAGCTCCTGGCCACGCGGCATAACGATTGATCGATGTATAGGCCGAACACATCTTCTTGGCCATGTCACTCTTGTGACGTCGGCTCCAATAGCGATCGGCGATGTGGGTAAGCTCTTCAAGGTCCTCCCTAGTGCCGGACCATTTGATATTGGCCACAGCAAGAGGTCGTCCACGCCAGGCCGCAAAACCATGATCCCACATACGTTGTATGATATCCTGCCGGTTGGTCAATCTAGCACCAGTGGACAAATCGTAGATACCGTGTGTTTTGCGTGTGGCAAAAGCACGACGCCAACTTCTAAAACCGTGACAAAACCCCTGTCCAGAATCTTGTACATTAAAATCTACGTTTTTAGAATCGATCCATTCTCGATATTGTTCAACCCAATCTCTGGGCAAGAGATCTTGTTCTATGCTATTGCTGTCGTGATTGGCTAGATACTGGATTTTGTTTCCGTGCAACACAAGATGAGTCGCCTTGTGTTTCCGTCCCAGCGACATCAAAAAGTCTAGGTTATTGGCCGCATCCTCTTCGGCCTTGGGGCCGATAGTAAACATCAGCAAGGTATCACTTTCCTTGGTGTGGTGCCCTGAACCCCAACGGTAATCTCTGCGCAGACGTTCCTCTGCATCACGTATAGCGTAGATATTTTCATATTTTAGCATCAGCGTATCCTCGCAATAATCTCTTGAGCTTCTGGAAACTCTGTGACCCCTTCTAACCATTCTTCCAACATCTCATGTATCAGCAAGGTCTTGAGGCTTTGGGCCTGTTGGCGATCTGCCTGTGGCAAACTGCGAACAAAGTTTTCAACTGACTGTTCGTCATCCAAGGTCCACATGATGTCTAACAAAGCCACTTGCTTCTTGGTAAGTCCGTCAATCTTATACTCCATGGTTCAGCTCCTTGAGTTCGTATTCAGAAAGATCAATGATGTCAGCAAAGTCTTTGGCGCCACGACGGATGTAAGCAGTACCACCATCAGTAAAGATGGCGCCACACTTGCACGATACAAAATCGTGACGATGTCGGCTCTCAATGATATCTTCGCACAGTCGGCACTGGCAACGATTGCGTACTACACGGTAAAGCATGTCATCCATGTCTATCTCCTTATTTTACCAGGGTCAACCAAACGGTTTCTTTGTCATACTGATCTTTGAACTCTGTACGCCGATGATCTACATCACGGCACCAGGCATCCACTGCTTCGTAACTGCCCCACGATCCGCCAGGCAGTCGCTCACGGATCCACATGGCAATGGCCCAAAATACTGTACGGTTGTGAGTGTCAGCATTGTATAGAGCACGTTCCCAGTCGCAGGCCAGCATGGCAGTGGCAAAGCCGCCAGGCGCCAGTCCTTGCAGTAGATAGCGTTCCATAGATCCTTTGAAGTCCTCGCTGAACTCCATATGGATCCAGCGACCGTCTGAGAGATCCCAATCTATGAGTTTGCTCTTGGCCATGGCACGTTTCTTTTGGAATCCCATATTCACCTCGTCAATGCGCTCAGCATCAGATAGTTTTGCCAAGCCTGTTGCACACTCTCAGGCTGACTGTATTGTTCGTGGCCGATGGGGCCTGTGTCTACCCAAACGTAAGGGCTACGATGCGGATGGGAACCAAACTGCCTGGGCTGATGCAGACGCCCTGATTCATAGAGTTCCAAGGAGACGTCTCGGTAGCGTTGCTCATCGCTGTCCTTGCAATGGTGCCATTCAGCACGACTATGACCCCCATAGCGATAACCGCCCCATATGCCGGTCCACTGCTCGTCATTGTGTGGGTCAAAGTTGGTGCGGGCAATGATGATCAGCACATCATCTATGTTGACGTTGCCATCCACGATGTCACGCACACAACGGCTATAACTAAATCCGATCTTCATACTGAACTTCCTTGCTACGATGTTTGGGTTGACGTTGATACTGAGTGCGATCGCGATGAGTCGCGGGGCGATTGAAGTTGTTCTTCGCTACCCAGTTGCGCGGTTTCACAGTAATCGCTTTCTTTTCCATGTCAGTCCATCTGTATGTCTACGATCCGCCCTTCGCGGAAAATGTAATAAAAGTCCAACCATGTACCGTTGCCACGGCTCACACTGGCCCAGACACAGTTATTGCCTGGACGTATTTTAAAGTTGTCATATCCTTTGTCTTGCATGTCCTTTTGGACCAACAAGGCTTCCAATGAGTTTACTTCTGTCATGCTTAATCCCAACTTTTCTTGTCGCCGTGGAGTTCGTTCCATTCATACCCTGCTTGATATGCGGCAATGTCTTCGTCGCTCATGAGATCTTCTGTGATCTCCGGGCTGGTTGATGTTCCTGCCACATACATATGAGGCCGGCGTGGGCGGTGATAGTAACTATCCGCACTACCGCGATCAAACGCACCACCATGTCTTTTATCGTATTGCATAATCAATCCATCAAGTCGTAAAGTCTATCGGTCCAGTAACTGTCATAGTCCTGGCATTGTTGTGCTACCAAGCCAACCAGTCTTGCTCGTTGCAAGTAGGTGCGGCTTTTTTTGGCTTCTTGCAGTTTGGCAATGATCTGATCTATGTTTGCATCCATCTGATCATCTAGCTCGGTACGGAAAAATCCCGGCATCTCATGCTCCTTTATGATTTCTATTATTGTAACGCTGGATCCATTTTCTGGTCAACCAAGCTCGTAAGGGTCACGATCTGCTGATTCCAGTTGCTCAATATAAGCCCGTACCTGTGCTTCGCTCATGTCAAATCGTTCAGCGATTTGTTGCACGGTAGCACCTTCGCACAGGGCTTCTTCTACTTCAATGGCTAGGTTGCTAAAATATCCCATCACAGTTTCCTTTCACGAACATCAGTATTTAGGTTGGGGCGATGTGCCCGGATCAGCTCGCGCTCACGACGATGAGCTTCGGCTTTGCCACGCATCACTTCTAGTATGCCGTACTCAAAACTTTCACAGCCACGCTCACGCAAGGCTTCGTAGAGTGCCCAGGATTTGTCTTCGGAACGGCTACGATAGATGTGCTTGTTGATGCGGACTCGCAGACTCTTGATCACGGTGCTTTCTGTTTTGGCAGTGACACCAATGTAGAAGTCTTCGCCCGAGCGTATCACGTAAATGATATGCAAGCGATCTACTCGTTTTTTACGGGTTGCTTTTTTACTTTCCATACATATATTATAACCGAAAACGCATTTCTGGTCAACCAGCAAGAATCGCTAAGTTAGTGCGTACTAACCTAGTGTTTTAGCGGGTATTTTTGTTGTATTTTTGCAACATTATAGCAGAAATGGATTTATTGGTCAACCATCCAAAATGCCCAGTTACACAGAACCCAACTTCAATCGCGCCATGGAACTGTTGCTAAAAAGCCACGGGCTAGACTACTGTTTCATGCCCTGCGCCCTGGGCAAGCCGCACCGTGAACAGCGATGGCACATACCTTTGCCTGAGATTGCGCCCGAACGCTGGGCGAAAAAGAACTTCCGACTGGTCATACATGCACAAGATTTCATACATTTCTACCAAAATCTCTGTGTGGAACTGCACTGGTTAGAGCAACAATACACTCCCGAACAACAGTCAAAGATCATATTTGTGTGCTGGGATCACAGGTTGGGTGAAATCTATCAAGGCAACATACAAGTAGTGAACTTTGCCAGCCATAGTTATGAACTCGTGCTCAAACTAAAACAGCGTTGGTCTGAATGGCGAGACGTACACAAAAAAGATATCAGATACAACTGGATCTGCCTCAATGGGCGCACCAGAGAATATCGCCAAGAAGTCTACAATCTCCTGCGCCATGAGCCATCGGGCTTTGTCAGTCACTCCATATTCAACCCCATAGAAATCCATCCCTATCAAAAGTACGATTTTGACAATGTACAAAACTTCATACATCTCATGCCCATATATCAGTCAGCTCGAGCATCAATCATAACTGAAAGCCTTTATCAAGATGTAGGCGGCATCGTCACAGAAAAAACTTTATTGGCCATCGCGGCCCGACATCCTTTCATGTGCATTGGCCATAGATACTGTCATGAAGACGTTGCTCGTTTGGGATTCCAAAACTATGATGAAGTATTTGATCTCAGCTATGACACTGAAGACAAAAGCACCAGGATGTATTCGGCCATAGAACGTAACCTAACACGACTGAGAGAACCCTTGGATGTTGATGCACTCAAAGAAAAACTAGACTATAACTTTGAATGGCTCATGGGTGACTATGCTGAAAGCATACGTGCAAAGGCACAGGAAGATCTAAGAATACTGTTTGAGAAACGCTTGTAGATCACCATAGAGGGTGGCCAACATGGCTTCTTTGCTGGAAAAGAATATCAGCTGTTTCTTTTTTCCGTCGATATAGTAAGGCCATTGTAGTTTGTGATCTAGTTCCAACAACAGTCTCTTGCTTATCATCGGCTTGTTGGCCGACAAATCTACATGCCAGCTTTCTAGATCCAAGGTTTTTAGCACAGCGTATCCTTTGGCAGTGAGTCTGAATCCACCAGTGGGTCGTATGTTCACATACCAGGTCAACAGCGCATCATCAAGCTCGTGGCCATCGTCCAGCAGTTCAACCAGTCGGTGTGTTATTTCTTTTTTATTGTTTGCCATCGGGATAGATCCTATCTCCCGATTTTAGTAACACTACAGAAAACTTGTCTGTCTTGAACTGTGAGTTCAGTTTCTTTGCAAGGTTGATGGCATGTCCTGGATTTGAAAATGAAACCTTCTTGTACTTGGGGCCAGGATACTGCACTAGGAAGTTGGAGGTCTTGAGGTTGATAGGAGCGTCATCAAAAAACACCGCCCAAATGCCTTCTGACGCCAGCACTTGCTCAGTCTTGTAAGTTGATTTGTTGGTAAGTTCTACGAGAACTTTGGGTTTTGGTCGGCTCATAATAATCTCTCCAGTTTATTTATGATAAACTACGTAGATTAAAATGATCCTCCACGCATTTCCACAGTGATGACTTCATTCTGTGGTTGAGGTTGGGTGCGTAACTGTTCGATTTCTAACAGTAAACGTGTGACTTCGGTATGCAACATTTTTGCATCTTGCAATGGACAACTGAAGTCCTTGGCGCCTCTCAACTCGAAATGCTGGAGGCGATCCACGAACTTCTTTATATAAAGATTACTCATTACTGGAATGAGAATGCATCAGGTGTGTGTGCTGGGCCGCGATAATCGTAGCGTTGCAACAGTATCAACTTGGGACAGAACTGTGTTTCCCAACGACCATTGATTTCGATCTGATAATGGCCAGCGGCGAACCACGATTTGGATTTCTTTTTCTTGGTAAAGATAGGTAAACGACGTTGCACATCGTAAATGGCATTGTAAGGTCTGGTGCTGGTGGCAAAGCCGTTTACTGCGTGTTCATTGTTGGCTTTCTTTTTGGCAGGTGGCTCTTCAAAAATAATCCTGGTTTTGTTCTTTATGGTTTTTATTGTTTTGAACTGCTGTTGATCATTGTACATGCGCACAGTAAAGCCGTCGGTACTGGCTTCTACTGCACCTATTTTTTGATCGTTTTCTTTAAGGATCCAGTATTTGTTTGCTATGACAGGTTTTGCTAAAATCATGTGTTTAATGCTCCCTGGTATGTTTTATTTAACCAGCGTCCAAACTGCTCGGCATTTTCGCTGGCTCGATTGAGCTGGTATTTACCGCAGAATTTCATGAAGTGGCTACCAACTTGCCCAACATCTTTGTGGCTGATTTGTTCGCGTATGGCAGTATCTACAGCCAGTTTGACAGCATCGGGCTGGGCAGTTAAATCAATCAAACTGCGATTACGGTTGTAGTCATCCAGCACACGGTGCTCTACCCCGTTGTGATCAGTCCATCTCTGAAGCATGAGATTGTTCCACGCATATCCTTTGGCCCCACGATCTTCGAACGCTTCAGTAAGACCCACTTTGTTTTTTGTGCCTTTAGTACGCACACCCGGATACGCTGAGAAGACATTATCACTGGTATCACCACGCATACATTTTTCAAACAAGAGCCATTCTGGATCGGGGATTTTTTTGGGTGCTTTGGTTTTTTTGTCAATGACTTCTCGACCTTTGGCATCAAATATTCCTTCCACAGTAAGTAACTCATCAGTGATTCCGTTGTACTGCTTGACATTGCCAGCCAACAGTTGTACAAAATCTGTGTCTGAACTGACTATGACATGCTCGTCATCTGGATGCAAAGCGATCCAGCGAGCAATGATGTCATCAGCTTCAGCGTTGGGTTCACGTATCACTGAGCAGTTGGTGCGGCGATCGAGATATTCTTTGAACATGTCAAATGTTTCCCAGAATAACTTGTCTTCTTCGGCTTCTTTTTCTGTGTGCGCGGCCCTGGCATCGGCACGATTTTTCTTGTAAGGAGTATAATGATCTTTGCGCCAGCTACGTCCTTCCAAACAGAATACTACATGATCTGCTTGGAACTTGTTGAACACTTTGTTCACAGCACTCAGCGTGATGTGTAAAGCATAGCCAACTTTTTCCCAGGGATCTTCGGCACGAAATGCCACGTGTCGAGCACGGAAAAACATGTTGGCTGTATCAATCAGTAAGTATTTCATGTTCAAAGTATTTTGTTGGCAATACAGTATTGTAACATAAAACGTGCCCAAAAGCGATGGGCATCTTTACCAAAATGCCAACTATTGGGTGCAACCGTTTCATATCCGTTGTTTCTCAGCACTGAATCCCAGGTCATTTTTGGATCATAGGGTGACATATACGAGGATCCCCAATCATGCTTTTGGTCTGGCTCAATATTACCAAAATGGTTGTTGCCATTGAAAAAAACATGTTTGATTTTACGATCGTCGAGCTCTTGATGTAACTGCCAAATCTTTGAGTGGGCCTGTTGTGTTTTGAGCTCCCAATCAGTGCCAATGACAAAGTTACGATATCTTTCTTGTAGTTCTGGTGGCACGTCATCGATACCGCTGGAACCGACCTGATAGTATGTTCCGTTGTGCAACCATTCTTCTCGCTCCCAGGTGCTCCACTGTATGATCACGACAGTACGATACCAATCAGATGATCTTGATTCTAACCAAGCTCGTGTGGTACGCAGGATACGATCATTGCTGGCGGCAGATTCAGCATCACATACAAATATATCCTTGGTGATGTCAGCCAACTGCCGTCCCCAGCTCACTGCTAGGTTATCAGGATGAGGTAATCTTCCTAGATGTATCAATGCACCATCATCTTCGGCAAAGGCATGCGGGTTTACTGCTTCGGCAGCCGCGGTATGACTGTCACCATTGACATACAAGATCATGATTGTTTGAGTGCTTTGAATGTTTCAGCTTCGACTACACGTTTACGTAGACTGCTGGAACTGAATGAATGGTCACGTCCATTGAACACTAGTTCAATACCACGCATACCACACTCCTCATAGCCAGAAAAGTTTTTGTGTTGATATTCCACACCCAGCACACGAACATCCACAGGCAGGATCAACAGCAAGTCAACAAGATCTTGTTCGGTTTGATATACAACGACTTCATCAACATAACGACAAGCGGCCAGCTGTATCTGTCGCTCTACAATGCTCTGCACTGGTTTGTTTTTGGTATCGGGCCTGTCGATGGTTGGATCTGTTTGCAGTCCGCAGATGAGGTAATCACAGTGATTTTTTGCCTCGGCCAGCATGGCGATGTGTCCTGCATGTAGCATGTCAAAGGTACTGAAGGTGATACCGATCTTTTTGCCTTCGTCTTTGAGTTTACGTATGTGATTGAATATCATGAATGTTCTCTACGTCCATCACCAATGTCTCTGCTTTGTGTAAATCTCATGGAGTTGTTGATGGCTTCGGCCTGCTCATATGTTTCTAGTACCACGTTGCGGCACACGCTCTGGAACCATTGGTCCACCAGATCAGCATCGGTGCGTCCTTGGTATCCTGCACGAGATAGATTGGCAATAAACTTGTCGTTCCAATCAAACTCAAAAGCTCCGGAGTTGATGTCATTGGGATCCACTTCCATGCTTAGTATCGCGATGTAAGGTTCGCCTCGTTCTGTGGCCAAGTCTTTGGCAGACTTTTTCTTACTTTTTGCTGGTTCTGTAGGCTTTTTCTTATCTTGCTCAACATTTTCGTTAGAAACAGCAGTTTGCTCAACTTTTTCTTTTCTTTTGAATAGATCAAATATTCCCATTTTCTTTCCTCTTGAGTTCTAGTAGTATCTGTAATTTATCGTAGGCGTCTTTCAGTGTGGGATCTTCTTGTATCATGTGCCACTCCTGTATCCAAGATGCAGTTGATGCCCAACCGTCATTGCCGCCGTTGCTACGATACACAGCATCAGCTTCGGTAAGATAACTTTCGTAATGATCAGGATCGATACCAAAGAAAGCATTGCCATCTAACATGGCCAAAGTTTCAGCTATGGGACGCAGTTGGCGTTTGTACTCATCATCAAATATCCTACGCCACCCACCATCGGGCTCTTCGATTTCATACACTATCTTGGCACGATGATCAGGAGGATCTACATAAATCTTGCTCATTCTACGATGTTTCCATGTTCGTCTATTTCACACCAAGTATAGTCGCCCATCCACTTGACTCTGGCAATGTATTGATAGTTTTGTGGAGCACCTGTGCTCCAATCTGATGGACCAAGATGTGTGAGTATCACACGATTTTTATCTGTTTCTTGAGCCAACCAGTAAGGTTGCCCATGATAGGTTTGGAACTGATAGTAGGCCGAATGTACCATGTCCGTGATATCTAATCTACGCTTGATACCAGCGGCCTGTCGCTGTAGCACAGTGACCAGCTCTAAGATGCGGTCGTATTCTTGTTGGGCATGCATCCTGGCCACATTGACCATGATGTCTTTTTGTTTTTCAACAGGTATAAGGTCAAACTTTGGCCCACCAGCTTCTGTAGGATAAGGAGTTATGTTCCTGTTAAAGAACTGAACTACTACATTGCCGGCGGTGATATCAAAGCTGTTTCGACCCTTGGCCTCGTTGTCTTCCAATCAAGTACCCCAGGCGTTGCGCCAGATGTCTACCTGCAGTCTTGGGCTATAACGCCATCCACGTTCCAATGCCAACTTGGCGACCTGTTGTGTGTTCAAGTTGTAGACCTGTGGTACTCCGCCCACAGGCATAAGATATATAGGACCACCAAATCCTGCTTCACGATATGCTCCCACAGCACATTCAGCATCAGCAACGTCTTGTTCAGTGGCCACGACAAACTTGAGATAAGTCATGCCCATCATTTCATAGCCCTTGACGATATTGGTTTTGATCGCTGATTCCCATGGTTCGCCTGAACATGGAAGTTTTGGGCTCACTGAGAATGTCAGTTTGTCGTAGTCACGTCCATGACGTGTGAACTCTTCAAACAAGTATTCATACACTTCGGGATAGATGTCTTGGGTCCCATTGGTCTCAAAAGTAAGATTTTTAAGACCTTTGGAACGACAGTAATCCAGCAGGTCTGGATATAGCTTTTGATAACCTAGCAAAGGTTCACCGCCGGTGATGACAAGATGTACATCATCGCCGATGCCTTGATCCCAGCGGTTGTTGGGTATGAGAGCATGCATCTTATCCGCGATAGTCTCCACACTATCCTGCTCGTTGAAACGTTTGAACTCGGGATAGATTGATGCGTAAGTGTCACAGCCTGATGTGACCAAGGGCAAGTCTTCAAACTTGTTGTACTGATCAATGTTTTTTATGATCTCTATGACTTCAGGATTGTGCCCGGCGATCTCTTCATCTCTGGGACGACCAAACTTACGGCAACGGAAGTTGCAACCATATGTGCGGAAGAATACCGATGGCACACCGGCCCAACGTCCTTCGCCTTGTAAACTATAAAATATTTCTGTGTATGTGATTTTTTCCATTTACCAATGCCTTATAACACCTGCTATGATGAAACCGTTTGTAATAATGTATGTTAACACAATCAAGGTACGAATGCAAGCGATGAGGTCGGCTTCCTGCCTGTTCACACCGGATTTTTCGCCCAAACTTTTCGCCCAAAGACGCCAAAATCTTCTCAACATCAGTGATTTCTCTTTCCATCGAATACGCAGTTAAAAATCAAGTTTGAATCACCATCATTGATCACACGATGGAACGCACCATCAGGGATCAGCACAATGTCTCCTTCAATGACTCTGAATGGTTCGCTGTCTTCGTCTCCAACAATCATTTTACCTGCACCTTTTATGAAGAAGTACACTTCTTCTTGTCCTGGGTGCCTATGACCGCGTGTTTGTTGATGCCTATAAAGTTTGGTAGAACTCAACACAAGATTATTTAGATCGCGATTGTCCTTGAGCAAATAAACTTCCGTGTCTTTTACTACTTCCCCACCAATGTCATGAAACGAATATTTCTTCATTTAAATACCTTTTTAGTTCTTTGTCTGTGGGCTGGACTGAGTAGTTCTGTTTAAAGAATATCTCATAACTGTCCGAGCCATACTTGCCAATGCCATACAGTTTGGTAGCATCTTCTCCATCCCAGGTCAAGAAATCCTTGGTCATTTCTTTGAGTCGCTTGTATCGTACATTGACCATGCCCAAAGGCCATATCACGTCTTTGACTTCTTGTTCTGTGGCACGATGGAATGAAAGAGGTGTAGGCCAATGATGCATGAATATAGGGAATACTGTTTTCACAGGCTTGCGCCCGGTCTGGTTCAACATGATCACTGCCACCATGTGTTGCCAAGCACCGATCATGTTTTTGCTACGCTTGGTGATAGGGCGGATACCAGCAGGTAACTGTTGCTGGACCATTAGATCATCGCGCAGGGGCTGGATCATTTTCCCCAATCCTTGTAGACTGCCGCGGCAGTTTCTTTCCAAGTATAAGATAGTCTGTCGCTGACAAAATATTCTCTTTGATCATCCTCTACAGCCAGCTTTACCCCTGTGACACAAAGGTCTTTGTGTAGGCCACCAAAAATCACTATTTTAGGATCTATGGATTTTATGATATCGGCTGTTTGCTGGTCTGATGTAGAAACCCAATCATTGACACCGTAAACGATATCTGTGTGAGGTACTTTTCCTTGGTCCATGATTTGATTATCTGTGATCATTTTATTTTGAGACATAGAATAGAAAATATCTTTGTCAATAAAATCAAACTGCCAGATTTTTGGCCAAGTTATATCGTTGGCTTTGTCTAGGATCAACTTGGTAAACTCTTTCCAACGTATGTTTTCTAGTTCAGGCATGTCCTGCCACACATGCACCATGACTAGAAGTATTTCAGGACTTGATGTGTTGTTCATTTGGGTGCCACTTTCTCCACCACTCTTCCCAAGGAAAAACAATCCATTGCGGATCTTCAAACTTGTTTACTGTTTCTGCGGTGTAATCAACATAGACTTCGGCCTCGCTGGTCTCATTGTCGTATAGTGTGGCAATGCGTACATTGTCTCCCCAGATCTTGGCCCAGGCTGGGTCGTTGGGCATGCAACTGCTTTGCCAGTCTTGGCGTATCCAGTTTATGGTAGCTCCAGAATCGTTGATATCATCTACAATGAGTATTTTTTTACGTAGAGCTGGATTGCTCACCGCGGGCAAATCATCGACTCTATGATAACCAAATGCGTCTTCTGGTATCCAGAGATTGCTTTCGCAATCGTCATCTTTGCCGTCACGCAACCTCACTTGAAGAGTATACATAGTGCAGTCTAAATATTGGCTGATGAGATTGGCTGGAACCAACCCGCCTCTTGTGATACCAACAATATAGTCCGGAGTCCAACGGTCGATCCACATTTGTCTTACTAATTCTTGTACCTGGCGTTGAACATCATTCCAACTAACGTATACCTTTTTCATTTACTTTCCATACATTTCTAATGATTTTTTAAGTCCCAACAGCGGTAGATTCAAAGTATCAAGTCTGTCAGAACTTCCAGTATAACTCAACCCATCGCTGGCCAAAACTTGCACTAGATTTGGATCTGCACCATGCATATTGCAGTATACACGAAATATATCGCTGAGTCTAGTCTTTTGATTATACACAGCATTGACGTCACGATATCCACAAGCACCAGTTAGAATGTATTGAACCACATTTACTAGATCTGTAACACTGATCATATCAAACCAACGATCTTGGTCAACTACAAAAGGTTTATGTTGCTTCAAGCACTCACTGAGTTTTTTGATTGGACGGCGATAGTCTTCAGTTGGTCCAAAGCAACCAAAAATTCTCACTGTGTAGCATTTGGGTTGCAAAGTAGATAATCTTGCAATCATATTCTTGCTGTGACCGTAGCTGTGAGTTGGCATATAGTGCCAGATATCAGATTCCTTAGCCCGATCTATTGCACGGTCTATACCAAACTCGGCACCGCTACCAAAACTAATCATGCCCATTTTCACCTTATCGAGATTAGTATATAGGTTACAAAACATTTGTAGATTGTTGGCCACTATGGCAGGATTGGTGTCATGTATTTTGTACCTACCGTCAACGGCGCAGTTAATAATCCAGTCAAAGTGCTCATTGGACAATAACTGAGTTACAGCATGATAATCTAACAGGTCTAGGTCCTGCCTGGTTACGGACATGATTTCGTGCCCAACAATAAGTGAGCGCATGGCACTACCCAAAAAGCCTCCGGCACCAACGATTAGTATTTTCATTTGCCGTAGTCAGGAAACTCTACAATGATGGTACTGCGCCCATCAGTTCTTGTATAGGCCAGTTGATAAGCAGGCAGTATGCTTTCAGGCGTATTACACTCAATGATGTCTATAGTAACACACATAGCTCTAAACGCTTCAGCAAAGTTACCTTTGTGTTGTTCTTGTGGGTCAACTGGAGTTTCACTGCCTTTGGCCACTCGTATGATCACACGTGGCTGACAACGTCCTGAACTCAACAGCGGCATTTTGTCAAGGTGATTTACTATTTGGTCTGCGGCACAGATAAGGAAGTTCCAACGTGGCACCACGCTTACAGGAACAAATCCTTGTATGGCCAACCCGGTGCTGACACCTATCTGGAAGTTTTCTGCTACAGGAAACTCTATCTTTTTATGGTCAGGAACTTGAGTCAAGCTCTCGTAACAACCTGTACCGCCGTAGCGCACCGCTTGCCCAAGAAACACTGTGTCAGGTTGATCGCCTAACCAGTTCATAGCTTCTCGCAAGCATTGATTATAAAGTTGATTGCTCATTAGAACTGTACTCTTACTCCAGCACCTGCATGAGGATATTTGTCATTGCGATAGCGATAATATATCAAATGCTTGTTTTCATACCATGTGCGATTATTGGCCACCGGTAAGTACCAACGATCGTCGCCCCACACTTCATGAGTGGGAGTCAGCACACTGAGCTCATTGTCTTCTACCACAAAGGTAATAGGAAGATTATGCGCCACTGAATATCTATAAGCTTCACTCCATGCGCCGGTCAGTGCGCTCATATCACCACACCAACACCATACATGTTCTTTGGTACTTCGCAGTTTGGCTGCCAAGGCTAGACCTGTGGCGATGCTGGGGATACCGCCAACTATGCTGGAACATACGAACTTATATTCAGGAAGATTCATGACCATGCTCTTGCCGGCTATGATTTCATCACGTAGTCGATCCTGGGGTATGCCTTTGAGCAGGGCTTGATAATGATTGCGCCAGGTACAGCACACCCAGTCATTTTCGCAGTCTACTTTTTCAAACACTCGCATGACCTGATCTTCGTTGCCGGCATAGAGGTGTATGGGAGCACGGATCTCTCGATTGTTGAATCGATCACCTATCTCGCGCTCGAAGTCGATGAGTTCTTGTTTGGTCATAGATAAAGGCTCATGAATCCATCTACTATCTGCCCAATGTATGCGATCTGCTCTTCAGTGATCACAGGACTTGTGCCATGGAAGTAGGTATGAGTCATGGCATGTGTGGCATTGGGGAAGTTGTCTTTGGCCTGTTGCGGATCCATGAGATGGCTGTAGGCAGGCTGTAGCATGATGTTACCTGCGAAATAAGGCCGTGTCTGGATCAAGTTCTCTTCAAGGTAGTCCACTAAGTCATTGCGTGAGAATGGCGCATTATGGCGTATGGTTATTGGGAAAGCAAACCAGCTAGGGTGTGCTTTGGCCTGCGGTTTCGGCAGGTAGAAGAAGTCTTCGTACTTTGAATAGATATCAAACAGCAGAGCATAGTTGCGTCGACGGCGACGATGTATCTCTGGCAGTTTCTTTAACTGCTCCAGGCCCATGGCACATTGTACTTCGATGGGCTTCATGTTGTAACCAATCTCATCGTACACATACTTGTGATCGAATATTTCATCGGGCAAGGTAGGAATCCAGTTGTTGAATCGCTTGCCGCAAGTACCACACTTGAGTTTGTTGGCTTCGGGGCCCACACAATAGCACCCACGCCCCCACTCACGGAAACTGCGCAGGATCACATCTGTATTGGCATCGTCCGTGGCTACATATCCGCCTTCGCCCATGGTCATGTGGTGTGCTGGATAGAATGAGCAAGATGCCATGAGTCCAAATGAACCCAAAGGGCGGTCATCGTAGGTAGATCCCAAGGCATCACAGCAATCTTCCAGCAAGATGAGATCGTATTTCTTTACTAGGTCCATCAACCGATCCATGTCGGGTGGATTACCCAGCACGTGAGCGAAAGTGATCACACGGATGTCTGGCTGTTCAGTGAGCACACGTTCTACTTGATTGAGATCTAAGTTAAGTGTGTCTAGCTCAATGTCGACAAACACAGGAGTGAACCCAACCTGTAGTGTGGGATTCAATGTTGTAGGGAATCCCGCGATGGGCATGAGTACTTTAGTGCCCTTGGGTAGATTGTGCCCACGCTTGGATGTCAATGCTGACATCATCAGCAGGTTGCTGGACGATCCTGAGTTGGTCAGGATGCCCTTGGTCTTGCCAAAGTATTTGGGAAACTCACGCTCGAACTTCAATCCAGCATCGCCCATGACCAGCCAGCCTTTGAGCAGGCTTTCCACTCCAGCCACGAACTCATCTGAGTCATAATATGAACCAGCATAGTTCACAAAATCTTTGCCTGCTGTCCAGGTTCGGCTGGCTTGCCGTTCTTCAATAAACTTTTTAACTTCTTCTAAGATATGTTTCATAGTTTGATCTCTAATACTTCACATAGTTTTTGCATAGTTTCAATAATCCTAGCACTGCCACGACTGCCATGGAAATGTAAAATGTGTGATTGCGTCACAGTAATGCCATTCCATTGATCAGTAAACTCAGTGGGCGGGCCTCCTAGGCACTGATAGGCCAGTTTGGGATGGCAACGATCAGCATCAGGTATAGGCTGTGTCCAAAACATGATGTTGTTCCTGATCTGGTCAAAGCCCCAGTTGCGATCTGGGTGTGTCGATACCTGTTCCCATAACTGTTCTCCTAGTTTCCAAATGGCCGGTTTCATGGTATGAGGAAAATACTGTAGATCGTTGTTGTAGTAGTGTTCGAACATGTCCATGGATTTGGGATCTGTGTAGTTGAACAATCTGTATTCTTGGAACCTATCACTGAATATGCTGGTAGGTTGTATCATCAGTGTGTCGGCGCCGGCCCAGAATATATTACAAGGTTTGGAGTGAGCGAGTTCATAGATCCTGCGCCAGTTTTCTATGGTGTACTGCTCATTATCTCGTACTTCCTCGGTCCAGCATATGGCCTCAAATGGTTCTTGACAAAAGTGCCGGAAACTAGCCAAGCTCATCTCATACATGCGCTGATAGGCTTTGTAGAGATTTTGATTGGATTCTAGATGCCAACCATTAGTGATTGGACGCACCGCGCTGACTAGATAGTTTTTTACCATACGAAATTTTTCTTATAGTAAAGAACTATAGCCGTTAATTCTTGATCAAAATCAGCTTGGGGACTCCAACCTAGATTTTTGAGTTTGCTATCATCAATACTGTAACGAACGTCTTGACCTTCTCGTTGGCTGTCCATGGTATATGTTTGCCACGAGTCATCTTTGTTTTCGCCAAAGTAAAGATTCAATATCTTTTTGATTACGTCTCTGTTGGGCAGTTCGGTATTGCCTGATATGTTGTAGATCTCATTGGTTCCTCCATGTTCTATGATAGTGATTACAGCACGAGCTGTATCTTCGGCATGTAACCAAGTGCGAACAGGACGTCCTTGGTCGTGTAAGTCAATCTTACGACCCAGTTCAAGATACTTGATGCTCTTAGGTATGAGCTTTTCTACATACTGACCAATACCATAGTTGTTGGTCGGTCTCACGATGACATATTTGATACCATAGGTACGAGCCCAGGCTGTGATCAACATGTCACCAGCGGCTTTACTGGCCGAGTAGGGATTGCTAGGGCGCAGAAGGTCTTGCTCGGTGTGACTGCCTTGTTCAATATCGCCGTAGACTTCATCAGTACTAAAATGCAATAACACTGGTTGTTTGTATCGTGGTATCTGTCTAATGAGTTCTAGTAAATGGTGTACACCTGTGACATTAGAATCTAAAAAAACACCACTGCTCATGATTGAGTTGTCTACGTGGGTTTCGGCAGCCATGTTGATGATATAGTCACAGTCAACTAATCGATCAAGATCGTTGATGTCTTTTTGCACCCATTTAAATCGTTCGTTCTCTAAGAATTCACCTAGAGCCCACACGTTGCTGGCATAGGTCATTTTGTCCACACCTACTACATAGTATCCAGCCGCAAGACAGGCTCTAGTGACATGGACACCCATGAACCCTAGACAACCGGTAACATAAACTACTCTCTTCAAATTTTTCTCGCTTTGACTAATAGATGCCAGCCGAGATACTCTCTTACAGCCTGGCGCACATCTTCGGGCATGGCTTCAAACCAAGGTTCGAATTCATACTGCCCGGCTTTGTAAGCCGGAACATTGTACATAAAACAATGGTCTTGCCTCAAGCGTTCGATGTGAAACTGGCCCTCCAGCATTCGATAGATGTCTTCTCGGGTATAAGCCTGTGCATATGGACAACCGCTCTGCGCTTCAAACTGATCCAGACCTTTTTGTATCATGGCATATTTCCAAGAGTTCTTGGCGTAGACCATGAAGCGAAACTCGCCGCCAGGATTTAACACTTGATGCACGTTGTTAATGATAGTATCTATGGCAGGAAAGTGATGGATCACGCCGTAACTATAAACAAGATCAAATCGTCCTAGGGAGCGCAATGCCTCTGAATCACTGGCATCAATGTTTTGGAACTCACCGTCGAGCTCTAGCACTTTGAATCTCTGCCGAGAGATTTCCACGCTTTGATCGCTGTAGTCAACACCTACATATTCAGCACCACGCTTGGCAAACTCCTCGCCATCGGACCCAATACCTGACCCAATCTCTAATACACGCTTGCCAGCCCAAAGATGGAATCCAGCAAACTCTCTGATGTGTGGTTCTACTCGATATCTACGTTCAGATACTTCTTGATAAAACTCTGGAGTGCCCAGCTCACTACGACCGTGTAGGATATTGCAAGGTTGTCGATTCCAATAAGCCTTGATTTTGTCCAACAAATGTTGATCTATGTTAGTCATGTACTCTCACTTGAGCATTTGGGTCTTGTTCGTCACTGAGCATGTATTCCCAGGGATCTTTTTTACCCAGCATCACTTGTTCAAACCATTCACTGGGTTGACCAATGCGTTTAAGATACCAAGCGATCTTGTTGGCATCAGCCAGTCTTTTGTTGCGGAATCCTACATGATTGAAGTCCGCATGATGTTCGTGGTTGCCCTCTAACATGGGACGGTTTTTAAATGTGTCGTCTTGATTGTTGCCAGTGATGTCAAAACGATCATGCACTACTTCGACATCAATGTTTTGCATGATACCCACGATATAGGATATCTGGCTAATGGTAGCATCTGTGAGCTGATGATTGCTGAGATGTCCTAGCAAATAAAACCAATCTCTTGGTACTATGGGAAAAATAGCATAAGGGTGTTGATTGTGCGTGGGCATACGCAAACACAAGAACCGGCCATCATGCTCGGTGATACGTTGATCCCAATCTTTGGTCTGCATCACAGCATCGTCATTCCAGAACATTAGCCAGTTACCATTGGCCAAGCCGGCCAAGGCATTGAGATATTCATGAAGTTTGAGATAGCCCAATGGAGTAAACTCTACCACCACTGCATCAACTCCACGTTTCTCTAGTTCTGGAAATACATGGCGTTGACACCACTCCAATGATTCTTTGTCATCGTTGTCAAACGCCAGCAAGAGTTCTATTTCTGTAGGGTCTTCGGCCAGATCAAACAAGCTCATCAGGCTTCGTTTTAACATATCAGTCCTGCCTCTAGTAGGTAGTAGGACTGATATCCTATGCGTGGCCGGCAAAGGCCATATCTTATTGATGCCTACGGGTGGTACTTTGCTCATTTAACCCTCGTATATAGCACTGTTTCCGGCATGCTCAAACACTTCTACACTGCGAAGACGTACTCCTTGCCCCACTGGATAACGAGGAGCAAAGGAAACCTTACCATTATTTTTGAGTAAACTCCATTCATTGCCAGCTTGAAAAGTTTTAAGAATGTTATTCATTACATTATAGGCCAGTTCTGCAAATTTTTCACAGCCTACACCTTCCACAGTTCTGATATCGCATACTCCACCTTCTGCTTGTAAACCTAGTTCGGCCATTTTCAAGAACATGGGCAAATGTGGATCATCTTTGGCAATAATCAAAGTGTGATCAAACATGTGTTCGCTCCACTCTTTAAATGCTTTGAGCCCACCAAAGTCCATGACCCAGTTGCGATCATCTAGTGTTTCACTTTCAAAGATCAACTTGATACCGATTGAGTATCCATGTAGCAACGAACAATGACTGTGTGTGCTACGCCATTGGCGGAAACAGCACGATAAGCCACGATCGTTGCCGTATGTTTTTGTAGATAGATATTTTGCCATTACTATTCTCCTATGTTAAAGTTTTAGCATAGGCCTGCAGAATTTGTATAGCGGGATGAATGCCGGAAGGCCGCTGTTGAGATTTCTATTTATTTGTGTCATGCGCCGGAGTACATTTAAGATGTTCGTCACAGCGTTCAAAACTACCATTCTGTGTGTTCATGCGGATGATCTGTCCATTGTGTACTGTGAAAGTATATTTGGCATTGTCCACTGCGGGCATGGTCACTTGGTAACCTAATAATAAAACCATGAGAGCTGTTAATGTTACCATTTTTTATAGTTTCCTCTGCCAGGAATAACATTACGCACACCGCCCACAGGATCTTCGCAATCGCCATCTCGTCTTGGGATCATGTGTATGTGTGGATACATCACTGTTTGACCAGCGGCTCGGCCCGCATTGATTCCTAGATTATAACCATTGGCATCACCTTTGATTACCAACCATTCTCCATACTCGGCTGCTCGCAAAAAACAATAGTTGATTTCTTCTGCATTGTTTACTTTGGGTACAAATAGTTTGTGTCCCGGGGTCACGGCATAGCGATCATTGAAAACAAAATAGCGTGTTTTTTCATGATCGATATCGTCCCAAGGGGCGATGCCTTGTTCTTGTGCGTCTTTGAGAGTTACTGTCATATTATCTCCATACCCATCTAAGTTCATTCATGATTCTGTACTGGCTGTCTGATGTTACCATACCACTTACCCGCCATTGTGTGTCTTTGCTCAGGTCCTGGGAAAATAACGCTCTCACATAGCTGGCGGCATGGGTAGCCACCGACAGTTTTGACTTAGTATACACTAGATTTCCTGAGTTGTCAACACTGGTCGGTATATTTGCTTGTATTTGGCTAGATAGGACCATGGGTTTGACTCCGGCATATACACCAATGTCTTTCTTATTTTCTAAAGTCCATCGATAACCAGTTTCTGCCCAAGCGCCATACATAGGCCCGACGCTGGTTATAAGCCCAGGAGTGATCGTGGTCGTCACGTACATCAAACTGGCTCTAGCAGAGAACCCACCATTTTTATATCCTATCACATTGTCAAACACACTAGAACCATTTACCGTTCCCCAACTACCACCAAACGCGATCCAGGGATTGGAGTTGAGTCTTGTGTACTGCATGCCATAACTGAACTTGCCAGATTTGTATAAGTTTGGCAATCCAATGGTGTACTGCGTCGGAGTAGGGAGGGCCAGCGGATTGAGTTGAGCCTGATTGACTTGACTTTCGTTGCCCAATCTAAACTGGGCAAAGTTAGTGACCGGAGCATTTACCAAATATTCAGCATGGCTAGTGAGTTCAAACTGATCCAGTTGTTCTGTGTTGACATTGAACGCATTGAGTCTGGTCATACTCATCCTTGACATGTCTATGGCGAACGGTCTTTGTAGTGCATCAGTGGCCACGGCTTGCATAGATCCAAAGTTGAGCCCAGTGACATAACCTGAAACTGTGCGGCCGTTGATGGCCAGTGCGCCAATAGGACTCAACGCTGATTCAAGATCGATGATATATCCACCGGCGTAACTGGCCGATGTCCGGGCCAACATTTCGTTGGCCTGTGCCGCGCTCATGTAAGGCCATTTTTGCTGTATCAGTGCCACGGCTGTTTGTGCTGTAGTGACATACTGTGATCCCAGTTCACTCATAAACACGGCCAATCGACGATCGTCGCCGGGCTGATGGGCTACCATAGTCAGCAAGTATAGTTTGCCATTGGGAGCCTTGAAAATATTTACAGTATTACCATCACCGAGATATGGAGTCATATCATTGGTTTGTTTGATAAAGTCAGTGAATATTTTTTGATGTGCGGCTACATATTTTCCATCGGCGCTTTTTAACAAGATCTGTGTGCTGTTGTTATTGCCCGAGTAATCGCCACCACTGACCAAGATGTCAAGTTTACCGTCACCGTTGAAATCTATGAATCTAGGATTGTATGTACTGTAGGTATTGGTATTGTAGTTGACCAACACTGAATCGGTGACGTCAGAAAACGTTCCGCCACCAAGGTTTTTTAAGAACTGTATTTCGCTGTATTTGTTTACACTCCAGTTACTAAATGGTCTGCTAAAGATAATCACATCTGGCACACCATCATCATTGAAGTCATAGGTCACAGCTCGTACGTTGTGACTGCGAAATCCAAAACTGGCCCACTTGGGTAAATCAAAACGTGCAGTAGGCAAGTCAGAAATATAGTTAAAGTTTAGATTGTTGGAACTATCAATGGTATATCCATAAAGTTTGTTTACTCTAGCGTCGCTACAGTTTGGGTTAGTAGTATTACAACCATTGTCAGTTACAACAAACTGAGTAGAACCATTTTGCATGAAGTCGCCCATGGTAACACTGGATCCACCCCAACGCAGGTCACCTGCACGACCACGACTGTCAGTGTAGGTAGTAAAGCCGTTGGTTTTGTTATTGATAGCCAAGGTAGTGTTTGGCCCATAGTCAGTGAGTATGATATCAGGATAGGTATCACCGTTGACATCACCTACTGCGCTGTCATGTGCCCAAACATTGTTTAACGGAATAGTGATTCTAGAAAACTGATTGCCTTGATTGCTGAATACATAAGCAGGACCGTAATATTCCATGTCTGTGCTAGGTGCCACAAACATATCAGTGCGGCCAGTCTTAAAAAAGTCAGCAAACTTTACTGATGGTTCGGTTCCTAATATTTCGTTGATACCCCCAGGAAACCATTGCGCTGTTTTATCAACCAAGGTTCCATTCTGCCAACTCAACATGGTGATCTTACTGGTACTCCATGTGGCTTGACTGGCGGGTTGTGTTTGTCGACCAGCTATGATTATGTCAGCACCACTACCGGAAATGTCGGCAGTGAATGTATCAAATACAGGTGTGGCCCCATCTACTTTGGTCAGTGGATCAATGTTGATTACTCTAACTGGAGTCTGATAAGGAACTTCAGATCGTAAATAGCCCCCCCCCCCACCGGCTCCACCACCCCCACCTCCACCCCCACCTCCGCCACAAGCCGCGACAAAAAAAGGTAGTAAACAAATAAAAATCCGTTTCATGCCAATACCTAGGATAGTTTATAATACTAGTATTGTACAGGAAACGGATTTTCTGGTCAACTTAGGTAAGTGTCCACTTACCTTGTTGATTATCGTGGAGCAAACTCTTGTTGAAGTTTGATATTGTCCATGAATTCTTTTTTGGTAGCAGGATCTGTTTGGAACACACCTTTGAGCACTGTGGTCTGGGTCAAGCTGGAGTGTGCCATGATGCCGCGATTCTCACAGCAACCATGTGTGGCCTGTATGTACACACCCACATTCTCACTGTCAGTGGCTTTCATTATTTCTCTTGCGATGTCGTTGCATAGTTCCTCTTGTAGAGTTCCACGGCGAGCACACCATTGAGCGATGCGAGTATACTTAGACAGACCAATGAGCTTATTAGCCGCAATGATCCCGATGTAAGCAACCCCACTGACAGGCTGATGATGATGACTACACATAGAGCGCAGTTCACTGCGTACAACCAACATACCTTCATATCTATCCTCCGAGTCGTTGGGAAAAGCAGTAGCATCTGGTGCGGCTTCGTAGCGTCCTGCCATTATTTCATTAAAATACATTTTGGCAAGCCTACGGGCAGTGCCACGGCTGTTGGGATCATTCTCACGATCAATCAACAACCGATCTAGAACTAGCTCAAATGCTTCAGTGGCTTCGTCAATCAGGCGTTCTTTGTCGCCTTCGTGCAAATAGTCGCTGATGTTGTCGCCGGCCCAGAAACGTTTACGATCACGTTTCATAGCAAATCTAATGCTGTCACCAAGATAGCGACCCACTTCATAGTCCTTGTCGCTCAAGGAATCCAAGGCATTCGGCACAGCATCTTCATAGCCAGGATGATACGGTGCTTCTGCTACCAGCTGGCTTTGTTTGAGTACGTCAAATGTGTCTTGGCTTTTACCGGGCACGGCGTTTTGTAAATCTTCTGATGTAAATGTTGTCAAAGTATTTCTCCGAGTTAGGGTCGAGGATGACCAGTCTTGTTATT